CAAGCCCAAACAGCCCAGGCTGTGGATTTGTGGACGATGCGCTGCGCGCACCGGCCGGCTGGCCGTGGACAACGCTTGCGCGTTGCCCACCGCACCGACCTTCGACCACAAGCTCCACAGCCTCCTACCACCATGGTTCATGACTTTGAAGTCAGGAACAGCCGGGTTCTATTGAGGCGACAGGTATTCTGACATGGGGGGCCTCCTTGCCGCCCAGTCGCCCAGCCCTTCGGTAGCGGTGATGGGCGGCTATATCGTGCGGAACGCATTGTCTTCATCAAGGCCGGCATAGTTCAGCAACCGCGCTGCGGACACAATCAACGCATTCCTGGCGAGTTGTGATGCGTACTGACGCTCCATGGCGAACGACTCTAGTCTGTCATAGTGGGTGCCATGCAAAATCTGGGATCGACCTTGGTCATAGATGTCTTTGACGATCTGCCCCAGCGTACGAGGGCGGTTGCCACGTATCACCTGCGTATCACTACTCGTACCCGTAAGATGTACAACCATATCTCGAATGCCAGTGAACTTCCCTCCACTGCACAGTACATCGAGGCAGGTTCCGAGTTTGGCTAGCGCTATGGCATCACTTGATTCGCGACTACCCTCGCCATACCAATCCAATGCCGTTGCCCAGCGGTTCGCCAGCTTGGGGTGTGAGTGGTTTGAGGGATCAACCAATTTCTCGAGAATGGCAGCAAATGCTTGTAGGATTTCATCCATATCTTTCAGGGCTTCCCGCATACGTTGCGGTGTTACGCTGGGTACTCTGCGGCTGAGATAAATATCCGGTAGTTGTAAAAAACCATCGGTCTCAACTAGGGTGTGATTGCCTACGGGAGGCAGTCGCTCATCCTGAAGAGCCTGCTGCACAAAGCACTCACGTTGCCCGACTGCAAGCGAAATTGCATCCAGTGCAGTTTTGCAGATCAATCGCGCCAATTTACGTGAAAACTCCTGCTCGTGCCCACGGATAGTCACTTTGATAAGCGCTGGACATTTTTCGATGGCGCTATAGACCGGATCAGCCAAACCATCCAGCACGGTATTGCCCTTCGGATGTTCGAATGCCTTCTTGAGTATTTCTCGCCATCGATAGTTTGCCTGTGGCTGATTCAGAAAATGGTCTTTTGTTTGTTGGTGGAAATCAACGGAATCAATCCAGTCAGATCTGCTCAGAAATTTTACGGGGCCAAGGGTGAACGGTTCAATGCCGAGAGTCCAGGCTGGGAAGTGATGCGTATATTCTTTATGGTTATTTTTAATCCGCTCCTCGACGAGATTTCTCAGTCGCGCAAGCCCATCATCGCCATTGTTTGCATTGTCTATTTGCGATCCGGAAAAAGCCTCTGCGGCGTGCATGTCAGTTACGGCTTGGCGCACAAACTTTTGGTAATTGGCGAGTTCAATTCGTATTGCCGATTTTTCTCGGTTTTGGTGGAGGGTCGATGATAAGCGCAACAGCGCCTCCCTTGCCCTCTTGGTGAAAAGGCGCTGGAGACCGTTATCGGCGGTCGAAAATTCAGGGAAGCCGTGCTCGGTTGACCACGAAAAAGCGCTCTTATGAGTCTGATCTAGTTCGATGATCAAGGCATTTAGGTCATCTCTTAAGCTCATTTGTTCCCCCACTTGTTAAACTTCTCACAGCTACCCACTGCCAGCGCCTCTCTGCTTGCAGTCACATCAGTGTGTGGCATCTTACGCTGGTGGCACGGCACATTCAGATAGCCCAAGTGCGCCACCTTACGGCCGCGTCTTCGTGCGGTTGCCAGACTCTGACATAATTTTACCGTCACAGTCACAGATCGGGATGAGCGAAAATGCCACGTAAAAAGTCACTCAAGAACGGCAAACACTTGGTCGACCTGCTCGAGTCGGCCATGGTGCCGGCCATCCGCATGCTGGGCACCATCGACAAGTTCGCCTTTCTTCCCATCTCCACCGCCGCGCTGCCCGATGCCGAAATCCGTGCCCAATTGATAGCGGCTTTGCCTGAAGCAGACCCCATCGCTCTCGCAGTGGCCGACCAAGAAGCCATGCGCGTGCTTGATCTGGCTCGTTTTCGGACCGAGCACCTCTTGGCGCGTGCGCGGGATGCGCTGGAATTAGAGGGGCACCCTGAGCTGGGTACGTTCATTCCGGGAGCCGATGTAATCACACGGCTGATCTGGCTGCGGGCCAAGGCTTCCCGTATCTTTGATCAGGTGGAGACAGCCTACCTGACCCATCATTTTCACGGCCATGCCAAGTTCCACAGCTTTGGCGTCAAGGGAGGGCAGGCGCAGGAGTTTGTCTGGTCTGATGATGTGGAGTCACGTTTGCATGCGGCGGTCACCCAAGAGCTGGCCCTCTCCGATGAGGACAAGGCCGGCTGCGAGATCATCCATTACGAGATGGCTGACAGCGATGAGGCGCAGCCCAAACTGCTGCATTACCTGGTCGTTTATCACCCTGGCAAGATGCGCACGCAGCGACAGATGCTCCAAGGTCGACGTGATTTGCTCGCCTTTATCCCTGCGCTGGAAGCCACGCTGATCTACGACCCGTCTGCCAACAAAGTTCACGTTCTGTCGGACCGACCTCGTGTCGCCAAAGCGCTGGCCGATCGCTTCTCCCAAATTGGGTTCGAGAAGCCGTTGTCCAAGGAGCCTATGGACGCCGTGGCTTACGAGTTATCGATGTTTCGCACACCCATTGACCTGCGGCCGATGGCCAAGGCCCCGGGCGTCCGGGTGGAGGATGCCTGGGTGGCTTCCCTGACGGTGAGTCTGGGGCACACGCGCCACAGCCTGACCTTCGATCTGAATCACAGCGACAACATCTGGAGCGTAAGCGATGGCCACTTTGGTCCGTTCAACCCGATTACTCGGTGCCGAGCCATCGAGGAGATCAAGCTCTCGTTCAGCGTGCGCTTTGACGGTGACGAAGCACCTCGGGCCATCGACATCACTATCGGGCAGTCCGGAAGCAGCAATTTGCTGACGCTCCGCGACCCTAAACTGCGCCGCTGCGCAGAAGCCCTGTTGCAGTCGCTGGGTGTCATGAAACGCGTGCAAGCCGCGCCCGTGGGCGCTGATCTGGCTTTGTTCCAAGCTGAACTCAAACTGCTTGATCTGATGAGCGACGAGATCGATGGTCATTGTTTGGCCGAATTGAACTTGTCGGCTGAGCAGCTGCTGGAGCGTGGCTTGCTGTCGCAAAAGGGCTTCGGGGCCCACATCACGGTGCAAGTCGACGAGGAAGATGGGCAGCGGGTCTACCGCCGTCTTGAAGTGAAGTTCGACAGCCGCCAGACCTGGGCGGTCGATGAGGCCAGTGGCGACATCTACGAACTTGGCGAAGGTGATCTACGGCGTTACGGCATCAACAAGGCCTACCTAGGAGAACGCCTAAGCAGTTTGCTGGCCGGTCAGCTGGTCGATGTGCCCTTGTCTGCCGTTGAGGCGGAACCGATTTACCTCGGCGACTATGTCCTAGGGGATGAGCGCGTGCCCATTCACTTGGTCACCGGGCTGTGGCACGCTAGGCATGCCGAGAAAGTTGAGCTGGAAATCCGCAAGCAGAACCTTGGCATCGGCGTGGTGCTCACGACGACCCAGCCGCTTGCCCGGCGCTTTCTGGGGTCGAGCCTGGTGGTTGCGCTCGAAGCCTTGATCGATCCTGACCAGTCGGGCGTGCGGCTCGAACTGTCTCGGCTCTCAGGTGAGCTGCGCAAATGGCGTGGCCCTGCGGCGACGGCCGACACCCCCCGCCTGATCAAGGACTCCAGCAGTTCAGCGGTGCTGATCGGTCCTTGGGAGCAGCCGTGGCCATTGACGAGTGTGGAGACGGCAGCGGCTGTGGAAGTGCTCGTGGACGCATGGAAAAGCGGCAAGCGCAAATGCACCAGGGACGAGGTGTTGGGCGATTTTGCCGGTGCACGCACCCTGCAGGAACGGTTCCGCCACGACCCGCGCTGGACGATCTACATCCGGGGTGCCGACGGTAACGAGCGGTCGCGCTTGTGGGAATTGAACATTGGCCAACCCGATCAGCCTGCCAAGAAGGCCCCGCGAAAGGGCGCGTCCCTCAGCGGATGATCGGCCTGAGGTGGCTGGTAGTCCTGCCTGAAGCAGGCCTTGTGAAATCTGTGTGATATCTGCGGGAAAACTGCGGCATCAAAATTTGCCATGTGACCAGAATCAGGAGCACCCGAAATATCCCGGAGTGCTCCCATGACGCAACAGCCCAGCGCCTATCTCCAGTCCGCCCTCAACGCGGCCGCCGCCCATACCTACCGCCTAGCCGCACGCTTCGGCCTCTCAAGTGCTGAACGCGAAGATTTGCAGCAGGATCTGATCCTCGATCTGCTCGAACGCGAGCACGCCTTCGATCCTGAGAAGGCCAGCGCCAACACCTTCACCGGACTCGTTTCACGGCACCGCGCCGTCGAGCTTCTAGACCGCCTGATCAAGGATCGGATGCGGCTGCACTTCTGTGGCCGTGCAGGTGAGGCGGCGAACGATCCTCACTTGGACGATCCCGATCCCGCCCCCTGTGGCGGTGCGGTGTTGCCCATGTGGGCGGATGACCATGACCTCTTTGCCGACAGCGACACCCTGCACGATTTGAGCACGGCGCTAGCCTGCATGAACGGTGATCAGCGCGCGCTCTTCGATTTGCTCGAGCAGACGCAGGATCTGGCTGAGGCCTGTGAGGTCAGCGAACTGTCCACGGCCACCTTCTACCGCCGCGTCAATGATTTGCGCATGCATCTGCGCATGTTCGGCCTGAAGGCTGCGGCGTGAAAGCAGCGGCCTGATCGGGGTGCGCCGCACCTCCTGAGAAAAACCTCCCCCGCCCCCGGTAAGAACCTGCAGATACCGCCCCAGCGTCCACTGGCGCCGGCGGTGTCGGCCACCGCTTTGTCCATTTTTTAGGAGATCTGTCGTGCTGACCTCTTTGACACCAACGGCGGGGACTGCCGCGAACCCGAGCAGCATCCCTTTGGCCCTGCCTTTAGGCATGTGTGCCACGCCGCGCCGCCCCCTCACCGAAGCCCAGTTCTGCGACTGGATGGCGGAAGCTCGCCTCGGTGAAGCCCTCCTGTACCACGAAGGTCTGCTGCTGCGCGACCGCAGCGAGAGCGCCAGCGCGCTCGATGCCAAAGAGCGCGCCCGCTTGCACGCGGTTGCGCGCCGGGCCTGGATCGCCTGCGAACTGGGCCTAGTGCATCTGTTCAGCATCAAGGTCGATGAGGGCCACTACCGCTACATCGCCCTGCGTTCGGCGCAGACGACCCCGGCGGTCGATGCCAATCGGGCGACGCCGGTTCATTCCTGTGCGCACTGAGCGGAGGCTGGCTATGAACACTGCATTTCACGCTACCTGGGCTCAGGTGCCGTTGTCCCGCTTGGTGGCTCGTATCGCCGAGATCACCGAGGTCGATCAAGTCCTGCGTATAGAGCGCCGGGAACTCGAAGCCATCGTGCACGAGCGCCTAGGAAGCATGGCCCAGGCTCAACGCGCTGCCGCTGGCAAGCAGACCGGCACGGTTCGCTTCGACTCAGACGGCTACACCGTGATTGCCGACCTGCCCAAACGCACCGAGTACGACCAGACAAAACTGGCCGCAGCCGTTGAGGCCTTGAGGAAGTGGGGCGAGAACCCAGCCGACTACGTGAGCTTCGAGATCAAGGTCAGCGAGGCCAAGTACCAGGCATGGCCGCCGGCGGTGCGCGCCCTGTTCGAACCGGCACGCACCGTTAAGACCGGCAAGCCCAGCTACCAGTTCCAGCCCAGTGGCGTCGCCAGCCATGCGTCTGTCGATTCCGCGCACCTCACTCCAGGAGCACCTTAATGGCCATCTCGCTCAACCAACTCGTGCGCACCGCGCACCCCAAGCCGCCCATCCTCACCGTTTACGGCGTGCATGGCGTGGGCAAGACCACCTTCGCCGCCCAAGCGCCCAAGCCGGTGATCATCCAAACCGAGGATGGTCTGGGCACGCTCAACTGCCCGCACTTCCCGCTGGCCAACACCTTCGAAGACGTCATCGGTGCCCTGGCCGCGCTCTACACCGAGGCGCACGACTTGCGCACCTGCGTCATCGACAGCGTCGACTGGCTCGAGCCCCTGATCTGGAACAAAACCTGCCGCGACAACGGCTGGAGCAGCATCGAAGACGCCGGCTACGGCAAAGGCTATGTCGCAGCGCTGAACCTGTGGCGCCAGTACATCGATGGCTTGAACGCTTTGCGCAACGACAAGGGCATGACGATCATCCAGATCGCGCACACCGACATCAAGCGCTTTGACAGCCCGGAACATGATCCGTTCGATCGTTACACCATCAAGCTGCACGCCCGCGCTGCCGCGCTGGTGCAAGAGCACTCAGACCTCGTGTTGTTTGCAAACTACCGCGTCAGCACCGTCAAGGCCGATGTTGGCTTCAACAAAAAAGTCAGCCGTGCGGTCGGCTCCGGCGAGCGCGTGCTGCACACCGCCGAGCGCCCGGCCTTTCTCGCAAAAAACCGCTACGGCCTGCCCGACACCTTGGCGCTGGATTGGGACGCCTTCGCCCAAGCCATGCCCGCCGCCTTGCAGCCAATGCTGCGCGCGCCTTGAGCCCCCAGCGCCGGCACCAAAGCCCCACCTGCACCC